GCCCATGCGGGGCCTTTTCTTTTGGCACTCCCATGAAACTCACCATCATCAAAGACTTCACCTACTGGCACGGCGGCTGCAGGCGCGTTGACTACGTTGCCTGGCAGGAGGTCGATGCAGACGATCAAGAAATGATAGCCGTTGCCCTGGCCGAAGGCTGGGCCACGGATGGAGCGCCAAAAGAAAAGGCATCCAAGCCTGCAAGCACCAAGGCCCACAAGGCCGCGCCGGAGAACAAATGAGCTTCGTGACGTTGGCCGAAGCCAAGCTGCACCTGCGTGTGGATGGCACCGATGAAGACGCCCTGATTGGCCTCTACATCAACGCAGCAGAGCAAGCCGCCATCAAGGCGCTGGATCGTTGTGTCTATGCCGACAACACCGCATTGCAGACCGCGATGACTGCCGCCCCGGCTGAGCTAACCGCCGCCACCGCCGCAAAAGACGCCGCCGTTACCGCTGCCGAAGCATTGACAGACGCAGACGAAAAAGCAGCAGCCCTGCAGGTTGCAGAGACCGCCTACATGCGCGCTCTGGTGGCCTACCGCCAAGTATTCGACGGCATCGTCGTCAACGACCAGATCAAGGCCGCCGTGCTGCTGACGGTGGGGCATCTGTACGCAAACCGTGAAGATGTTGTTGTTGGTGTCTCGGTAACAGCCCTGCCGGCCGGAGTTGATTGCTTGCTGCAGCCATTCAAGGTGTATGCCTGATGCGCGCCGGGAAACTTGGCCGTCGCGTCACATTCCAGCAGCCCACGAATGCTGTTGACGACTACGGCCAGCCCGTGCCCGGCGGATTTGCCGATGTGGCAACGGTGTTCGCCGCCATCCGCCCCACGGGCAGCAGTGAGCGCCTTGCGGCATCGCAAATGCAAAGCGGTCAGACGCACGTCATCACGGTGCGTCACAGCACGGCACTGGCCGCAGCAATCGGATCGTGGCGCATCGTGTACGGCTCCCGCACCTTCGGCATCGTCGGCCTGCCCCGCAACCCCGACGAAGCCGGCCGCTGGCTGGTGTTCGACTGTTCGGAGCGCGTTTGATGTTCACGGCCATTTTCAAGAGCGAGGCGATGCAAAAGCGCCTTGACGGCCTTGTCGCAAGAGCAACGGACAACCTTCGTCCGGCTGCTCAGGCTGGCGCTCAGGTGTATTACGAGGCCGTCAAGGCTGCTGCTCCAGTCGGGGAGTCTGTGCACCACACAAAAGGCAAGAAGCTCACGTTCAAGCCTGGCAACCTTCGCGCCTCGATTTATCAGGCCTATGCCGATACGGAAAGTGATCCGCGCCGCGCGATTTACCGCATTTCGTACAACCGCGAAAAAGCTTTCTACGGCTACTTCATCGAACACGGCACCAGCAAAATGGCCGCGCGCCCATTCATTCGACCGAGCTATGACAGCGCACGGTCTGCAGCTATCGAAGCGGCGCGCATGGCTTTGCGCAAGGGGTTGATGGATGGACGCTGACAAGGCCACCTACGCCGCCATAAAACACCTGGCGGCCACCTATCCAGACGTTGCCCCGCACGGCGCAGCGCTGCCGCTGATCGTTTATCAACAGGTCGGCGGGCGGGCCGAGGCGTTCACAGAGAACACAGCGCCGGCATTCGAGGCTGCACGAATTCAAGTTTCGTGCTGGGCCGCTTCGCGTTCTGAGGCGTCAACGCTCTCAAAGGCTGTCGAAACGGCCCTCATTCAATCTGCGGCCTGCATTGCCAGACCGATGGCAGCGCGCGTGAGCGTATTCGAGCCAGACGGCAACGAGTACGGCACGCACCAGGATTTCGAGATCACCACCGACAACTGAACCGCCCCCAGGCGGTTTTTTTGTGCCCGCGAGGGCTTCCAAACCGACCCGCTACGGCGGGTTTTTTCATGCCCCGTCGCGGGCGCACTCACCCTGAAAGGAAACTCAAATGGCACGCTTGCCCACTGGGACGGTTCATTCCGTTTCTACGGTTCTCTCTGCCGAGAAATCCGTCTCCGCAATCTCCAACGCCGCCGAGGCAATGGTCACCAGCACCGGCCACGGCTTCACCAACGGCGACATCGTTCTGATCACCAGCCCGTGGGGCCGACTGAACCTGCGCGCATTCCGCATCAAGTCCGCAACGACGAACGACTTCGTTCTTGAGGGCGGCAACACCAGCAACACCGACCTGTTCGCAACTGGCAGCGGCGGTGGCGGCAAGGTGCAGAAGGTCACGACCTGGGTCGACCTGGACAAAACGCTGAACCATAGCAGCAGCGGCGGCGACCCGAAGACCGTGAACGTCAAGTTCATCGAGTCCGAGGTCGAGATCGTGCTGAACGACGGCTTCAACGCCGTTTCTCGCACCTTCGACATGGACGCCGACATGATCGGCACGCCCGCTTACAGCGCGCTGAAAACCCTCAGCGACACGGACGCCTTCACCATCGTCCGCCGCCGCTCGAAGTCCGGCGCCTTGTCGCTTATTCCCGCCAAGGTTGCCTTCAACGAAGAAGAGACCTTGACCGAGGGCCAGATCATTACCGTGAAGGGCACCTTCAACGCCCAGAACATCAGCACCCGCTACGCGAGCTGATCCACCAGAGCACCGGCCCGCCACCGTTCGCCCTTTCGCTGGGGCGGCGGTGGTGGGTACGGGCTTTTTTCAATCCCCCAGCGAAGGACACCGATATGAGCAAAGACAAGACCATCCCGGCGGCAAAACTGAAACTGCTCGATTCCGCACCAGACTTTGAATTGCCCGTCAAGATCACAGTGCGCGGCGCGGAAGACAAGGTCACGCTTACCTGCAAGACGTTCAGCAAGATCGAATGGGCCAGCGTGCGCGACGAAAACGCAGACGAAGCGCAAGCCCGCAGCGATGCGCGGTCGAAGGCAATCGACGAAGGCGTGCGTCCGCGCCTGGCCGACATCGTGCGCGAGTCCATGGCCTCCGACGCCGCCATCGTGCTTCGCTTCGCCACCGGCTGGGACTTGTCCGAGCCGCTCACGGCAGACAACCTCGCCAAGCTCGAAAACATGGCCGGCGGCGCGCTGTCCGCCATCGTCGGAGCGTACGAAACCGCCATATACCAGGGCCGATTGGGAAACTGAGAGCCATCGCGCGCGCCCTGCACGAGCCGCCGATCACCGAGCGGGAAGCGCACGCGGAAGGCTTTGAGCTTGAGGACTACGAATCGGAAGAAGTCGGCGTCTGGCCCGACAGCGTGCCGGCCTATCACGTCTTCGCGCGGATCGGCACCCGCTGGCGCATTCCGTCTATGGGCGGGTGTCCGATCGGGCTTGACTGGGCCGCTGTTTATCCGCTGATGGATCGGCAAAAAGCCGACTGGGACGACTTGCATGAGGCCCTGATGGTCATGGAGTCTGAGGCTTTGATAACCATGCGCGAATTTGCCCCGAAGGACAGATAAAAAGTGGCAGACCTGCAAGACCAGATCAAGATCGGCGTCGATTCAAGCGGCGTCGATACCGGCGTCGGTCGCATCAAGCGATCCATGGCGGACATGGGCAAGTCCGTGTCTGACGCTGGCAAGCGCGGTGCTGACGGACTCAAGGAGTTCGGGCGCGGCGGCGAGGCGGCTGCGGTCGGTCTGGACAGTGCCACCAAGCGCATGGTCAGCAGCCTACAGCGCCAGGTCGCCGCAGCCGAGGCGGGTGGAACTGCTACCAGGGCTTATCAAGAAAGCATCGCTCGCCTGCGCGGCGCGAATATGGACGTGTTGCGCCCGTACCTTGATCAGCTTGACGAGGCGAATCGAAAAACCGAAGAAGTGCGCAACAAAACCGAGGCCATGGTCGGTGCGTTTCGTGGCATCGGCTCAAAACTTGTCGGCATCGCCTCCGGGTTCGCTGCTGCGTTTTCTTTGCGCGAGTTTATTTCCACCGCCGATGCGCTGACCTCGCTCAACAATCAGTTGAAACTCGCCACCGGCAGCGCGGAATCGGCGAAAACGGCATACACCGCACTGTTTGAAATTGCGCAGCGCTCGCGCGTGTCGTTCGTCGAACTTGGAACCACTTACGCATCCATCGCGCGATCAACTGGAGAGATGGGCATCAGCCAGCAACGGCTGTTGAAGGTTACCGAGAGCATCGGTAACGCCATGACCATCAGCGGCGGCAGCGCACAAAGCATGCAGGCGGCACTGGTGCAGTTGAGTCAGGGCTTTGCGTCCGGCGCGCTTCGTGGTGATGAACTGAACAGCGTCATGGAGCAAACGCCGCGCTTGGCAAAGGCCATTGCGGACGGCCTCGGCGTTTCCATCGGCAAGCTGCGCGAGATGGGCAAGGAAGGCCAGATCACTGCTGAGTCGGTGGTGAAGGCGCTTGAGTCGCAATCTGATGCGCTGAGAACTGAAGTTGCTGGCGCGACGCTGACGGTTGGACAAGCGTTTACTCAACTTGGCAACGCGAGCACACGGGCAACGGGAGAATTCGACGCTGCCACGGGCGCATCAGCCACGTTCGCGAGCGCCATCAGCAGTGTGGCGTCGGCAATGGATGGGTTGGGCGCATCGTTTCGCGAGAAAGAAACCACGATCAACACGGTCATGGGCGCGCTGGGCGGCACTGCTGCTGTTGCGTCCCTGCGCCTGCTTCCTGCGGCCATCGGTGCCGTTGGTGCCGCTGTCACGGGGCTGGCTGCGATTCTGGCCGCAAACCCGGTGACATTGGCGCTTCTTGGTGTCGGTGCGGTGGTCGGAGGTGCGGTTTCATACGCTCGCGCGGAGGCTAAAACCGCAGAAGGCATCCAACGTTCTATTGACGCGTTGCGACTCGAAAACGAACGCAGTGAAGCCGCAATGCAACGAGCAGCCGCTGGTGGTCGAACTGCTGGCGCGGACACCATTCGCAAAACGATTGATGAGCGAACGGCGGCTATTGCCAAGCTGCGCGAAGAGCTTGGAAAGCTGCAATCAAGCTCGGTCGCTGGCGCCGGGGCTGGGCGCGGCACCATCAGCCCGCCAACCATTGCGGAGATGGAAAGGCAGCAAAGCGCCAACTCGGCGGCTCGCACCAAGGCCATTAACGATCTGTTGGGCGTCAACCAAAAATATCAGGAAAAGCTGACCGAGTTGCAGGGCTTGGAAAAAAGCGGCGCGCTAACTCACGAGGAATACACGCAAGCCGTGTCCAAGCTGGCTACGGAAACCTATAACGCCACCGACGCCGGCAAGGCCGCCGCAGAGGCATCCAAAGCGCGCGGCAAGGCAAGCGACGAAGCAGCAAAAGCGGCGGAGCGCGAGGCGCAGTCATACACCGGATTTGTCAACTCGATCCGTGAAAAGATTGCGGCGCAAGAGCTTGAGCTTGCTGGCGGCGACAAGCTCAGTCAGTCGCAGAAGGTGCGGTTGCAGCTTGAAAAAATGATTGCCGATGGCAAGCTGGCATCAAGCCGTGCTTCGTCCGAAGAGCTCAAGACCGACCTTGACCGCTTGAAGGCAAACGAGCTTGAAATCGCCGGTCGCAAGGCTGCTATCGACGCGGTGAATTCACAGCGCGCCGCCTACATCGCGTTGTCAAATGAAGCTGCGACGCAAAACAAATCGATCGAGTCTGGCAACACCAGCTTGCGCGAACAGATCGCAACCATGGGCCTGACAAACCAGCAGATTCGCGCCCGCACCATCGAACTCAACCGCGCCACCATCGCCGAGAAAGAGCAGCAGCTCGCGCGCCTGCAAACCGGCTACACCAACACCCGCGAGCAGGCCGCGCTTGAAGAAGAAATCCGGCTGCTGAAGGAGCGCAACGGCCTGCTGTCCGACCAGGGTATCAAAGAGC